AAGCTACTAATTCAGCAAAAGCCTCTGATAAAGATTTTAGTTCCATATCAGGCTTCCATTCGTCCTCTTTATCTTCTTCCTTTTTTGGCTTTTTGCCACCGCCTCCTCCGCCACCACCACCACCTGATGACGCTTCTTCTTCCGCGGCTGATAATACTTCAGATTTATCTAAATTTCCATTATCGTATAATATCAAATCCTCTAGCTGACTCGGTTCTATAACTGCAATAGCGTCTAGACCTTGTCCTCGTTCTGCCAACAATACTTCTAGAGTTTTGTAATTTGGAATTTCAAGTATTTCATTTTCCTTTGCAATGTAATATACATATAACTCCTTTGCCTTAATCCCCTGGTCAGTTGCTCTAATGATTTGTCCTGGTGCGACTGTAAAAGCTGTACCAACTTGGTTTACATCCTTTTCAAAGAAAGTAAATTCAGTATCTTCTACTATCTTACTAACAATCTGATCAGATAGTATTGTTTTTTCGGGCTTAAATACTAAATTCACAACATCCAACTCATAAGGTATCTTGTATACTTTTCTATAATTTCTGTCAGACGTATTTGGATACACTATGTCGGTAGTATCTAATTCAGTACTGGTTATATATTCAAATAAGTCGTTCATATTATTCTATTAGAAAATTATAAGAGTTGTCTTTAATATAACTATTACCACTTTCATCAATAATTTTAAAAATTATACTGTAATATCTATTCTTAATGAAATTACTACTATTAAATGAAACATAATAACCTTCAGTGTTTTGCTGTATTTGATTTATATCATCAAATGGTACTATAATTGATCCTGACAATGCGTCTACTATTTGAAATTGACAATTTTCCAATTCAACATCAATTAATTCATTGAATGTATTGGTATATGTTTTTCTAACAAATTGCTTTCTAGTTTTTATTTCAAAATAGATAGTATCTCCAGAATGGTGTTTTTCTTTGAAATTAGCTAGAAATAAATCAGTTTTATATGCTGGGTAAGCTTCTGTGGTGAAAGACCCGCCTGACGGAGGATTTGGTGTAAATTCTACAATTTTTGGATCGTATATAGTATGTGTGTTACTACCAAAAAATTTCAAATGACTAGAATCATTATCAATTGCTTCGTATGCATCAGTATATTTGATCATTAATCCGTAATTTGCATTTAACGACCAGTACTCGACTAGACTAGTAATATCTATTTTATATAAATCAGTGTCATTTTTAAAGTTAATTTGAAAATTTATTGCATCAGCTGAACTATAATACGGATCTGGCCAGTCAATTATCCCATTTGTATTCCAAGAAGTTCCAGTTGTAACATATGGCGAATCATTTCTATTTCCTACTCCTTCCTTCCAATCATATAAAAGTGGAACTAATTCCAAACTAATTTCCTGACTAGATAAATTTATTGCTTCTGTCAAATTCAACATTAGGTAATATTTACTTCCGGAGTTATACGTAATATCGTGAAACTTGATCAATATTCTACTAGTAGTAGATTGTGGCCACTCGTCAAATTCAAAGCTTTGACTTGGTATTATAGCTCCCGCAGCGTTTTTATGAAGTTCTAGTATTGGATCAGCTCCGGCGTTTAAATCGGGCCTGAATTGATATATAGAAGTATCTTTATTAACTGTATGTATTGTAAACATGTTTTCCTTTTTTATAAATCTATTACACGACCTTTAATATCTCGGTCCGGAAATTTAATTTCGAACACGCAAGGATCTAAACTAGGATAAATTATTCCATTCCGAGTAGCTGTTACAACGTCATAACAATTTCCTGAATACCCTTTAGTCTCGTCGAATAAGTTTGTAAATTTTATATCTATTACTGTCTGTACGCCTTCTAATTTATCTAATTCTGTATATATATTCGATAATATTATCGGAGAATTGATTTCCATATTAGTTTGATGCATTATCTCTTTAAGACGATTTATACATCTTGCTATTACTTCATGACTGTTATAATTAGGCCGAGTAATAATTTCAAAATCAACCCCTACGTTTACAATAAATGCATCTTTAATGTTTATAGCATCCGTCATTAAACGATATTGCTGTAAATATCTACGTAAATTCTGCTTAATTGCTGGATTGGCAATGGTGAAAGAATTGTCTTCGTTGTATGCAAGTATATACAAATTTAATGCATACGGATTTGGTATTTTTTCAAAATCATTCCAATTTGATACCTGCTCGTCCTTCTCAATGTATGCTTTTGCCACAGATCCAAAAACTCCTGGCATTGTATAACATCTTAAAATATAATCTTCTTTAGTTACTGATCTGTTTTGAGCTGCAAAATTAGCTATAGCTTCTTCCTTTATTATATTTAATGGTTTTTGATTTAAACCGCCATATGCTGGGGAAGGATTTGTTATTTTAACTCCTCTAGAGTTATCATTTTTTAATAAATCTAATATAACTGGGTCTATATTTGGTAGATTATCATAGTATTCAACGTTGTCAATAATTTCTATAGAGTCAGATTTTACGTTATCTGCTAATCCATTAGACGTTGTATACGTAACTGTTAATGTTGTATTCCCAGGTGCTTGCCCATACGTTTTAGTATTTAGGAAATTCATTGGGTCTATAGCGACTTCATTTGCTCGCTTAAAATAATCTATTCCTAAGCCAACGTTGAATGGATTTGGCAAAATTTCCTCGTCTGATTCTAAATTTTTACCAGAACCAAATTGTATTTCAAATTTGTCGTCTGCTCTTAGCCTTGTTATAAATCTTTTTTCTGTTTGCTTGAAACATAATATATAAGGCACGGTAGAATTAAATACGGCTAATTCCGGATCGTTATATGGTATATTCCGGATTGACATTGGAATTAAATCTTGACTTAAAAACCCTACTTGATGCCATGTGTCATCGTCTGCGTCGGTTATTGATACTATTTCGGCTACTTTATCATCATCTATTACAATTTTATCATACTCTTTAGGGGATTCAAATATATAATCCTCTGTATGTACCCTGCCAGAAACAGCTCTTGCCATTTTTGTTAATTGGAAATAAGTAATAGTTCCATCATTCAATATTTCATGGATTGATGTCTTAACTGGGTTTTGTTTCTCCGACGATTGGAAATTAACAGGTTCTATAGTTCTAAATTTTACACCATCTTTAGTTGAACTAATCATCCCCTCTTTCATATGTAAAGCATAGTCCATATTTGGTACCCATTCACCATCTTCAAATTTTGAAGGGACTAATTGCATTACTTGTATATCAACTTGAGCTGGAACTAGTGTATTGGGTTTATAACCATAATTTTGGGCTAAGTTGTATATATTTTTTTTCTCACTAGCTAAATTAATTAAGGATTCTTGAAGTTGTTTGTCGTTATAAAATGAAAGAACGTCTCCAACCATTGAAGCCATTTCAATAAACATCATTCCAGGTGACGCCTCATTAAAATCACGATACGTGTTTGGATAATAATTTTTTGCATGTTCAATTAGAGATTGACGGAATTGACCGAAATCTTTATTATTATAATTTACTTGTCTACTCATGAGTTATCCTATTCTAATTATTGGTTGTCCGTCAACTTTAAATACTTTCAAAGTTCTGTTAGCTCCACGTTCTGTTACTTTAAATGAAATTGCTATTCCTATCCCATGCCCCTCGTTTAAGTCAGCGGTTTTTGGTTCATTGACTACATCTATAGCTTCGTTGTATATATAAGGTAGCCACATTGCAGCCTGTGTTTCTATTTCTGCTTCTAAAAATGCCAATACTTCTTCAGTATTTTGCTCAAATACATAATTCATCAACCCAACGCCAAAATCTGGCTGCATATATCGTTCGCCCTTTCTAGTCATAAGTAGATTAATATAATTACTGACAGATTGTTCTTCAGTTAAATTGGACATATTAAATATTGTATTATATTCATCGCGAGGATTTTTATTCATAGGAAGTTTTATGCCTAGTTTCCCATAATTAACATTATAATCTGATGGATATAATTTTGATATTATCATTTATATTCCCATTTTATCTAGAAGTTTACTATAATCTTTTTTGAACATTGCATTTGCAGCTTTACCAGCTGTTGTAGACTCATCGAATTTCGTATTACGATCAAATGCTTGTTCGGATATTTGCTCGGTAGAAGATGATGCTCTAGATACTGAGGCTATTGCTTCTTCACTAACCATATTTCTTAAAAAATCTAATTTCTTAGTTGATGGATCTAGCAAATTACTAATTGGTTCATTTTCTTCATTTAGAATGGCAGTATCTGTCATTACGTCTGACTTTTCAGATATAAGTTGTGCTCCCCTTAACGATTGTATCTCTTCATTAAGTTTTGTTATATGAATTGTTTGCTTCTTAAGAAGAGATTTGATTGGTTTCATCTCTTCTTTTAGTAATTTTGAAGTCAATATTGCAATTTGTTTAATTTCTTCTCTTGTCATAACAATTGTTTTATTAATAATAAGTATTACGGCTTCTTAAACTTTTTAGGGAAATCCGCATTAAGTAATTTAGTTATCTCTGCCATATTAGTTGCAGTCGATGTAGGTCCCATTGAAGTTAAGAAGAATTTAGTACCAGTGGCTAAATCATTCAATTTAGATAAGTGATCTTTTATAAAATCCATTAAATCATCTAAATCGACATTATGTTTGTCTGA